ATGGACACAAAAAGGCAGATTGAAAATACATGAAATCATGACTGAATTCGGTTATGAAGCTAACGTAACTGCTTAACAGGAGGGCGCAGCAAATGCAAGCTCAAAACAAAAAAGTCATCTATTACTACTATGACGAAGAAGGTAATAGACGACCCGTTAATATTCAATACAACGATGGCTACGACTTAATGATAGACCCGCGTTTTATTGAAATGACGCTTGAAAGACATCCGCATTTAAAAAATAACTTTTATGGATTAATAGATGGAAAAGAATTTAAGTTAGATTAAATTTTTGGAAATGCAAAGGAGGCATAACAAATGTTACAAAAATTTAGAATCGCGAAAGAAAAAAATAAATTAAAACTCAAATTACTAAAGCATGCTAGTTACTGTTTAGAAAGAAGTAACAACCCTGAATTGTTGCGAGCAGTTGCAGAGTTGTTAAAGAAGGTTAACTAAATTAGGCCTTATTATTACTTTTTAGAATGTGAACAATAGGTCGATAAAAAACTTAATAAACAAACTATAGCAACTATCAATGAATTTTGAATATGTAAATCGTTCTCGTTTATATAGTTTGTTACAAAGATTTGAATGTCAGCACCTGCTGCAATGCCATTAGACCATCTTATTAACTTTTTGAAAGGATGTGGAAAATCATTTTCGATACGTTTGACAAATTCATCGTGTCTCTTGTAGGTACTTTGCTCATTTATTGGATAGGTCGAATTGATGGCTTCAGCCAAAGTAGAGATAGCAGTTGGATTGATATAAAAATCTCTAATGGTCTGTTGTGCTTGAAGTACAATCTCATCATCAAACCTATAGAGTTCCTTAAAAGATTTTATCGTTTCTTCAGAAAATAAATTTCTTTGAAATGTTAGAGATGAAAAAGAATTACGCAAATTAAAATTCATTTCAATTAAGTTGTTTAGATGAAAGTCTACTTTGAAGTCAGAAAATAAATTTATGTTGTTTCTATTAATTATATCTAATTGGTACTTAGGTTTTAAAGATTGTTTAATTGCCATACTTTTAGAAATTTCAACATTACTAATTACGTTATTAATAGAAAAACGAACATTTTTTAAAGGATCAATATACACCAATATCACCTCCTTTCACTAGGAGATAACAACATTATACACGAAAGGAAAGATAGAAATGCCACATATTTTAAACGTAACCGTTCCAATACCTGAAACACATGTACTTATCACAAAAGATGAATATGATGAGCTAATTGGTTATTCATTAGACCCTGTATGGAACATGAGTGACTTAAAGAAGAAATTAAAAATTGCATCTGATGAGACTATCAAGGACAGATTACTATTTCATCCTAGATTTGAAAAAGAACTAAGAGCGCAAGGAATTGTGCATTACCCAGATGAGAATTTTAATCGCTGGAGATTTAACGCAAGAAAGATGAATAAATTCGTCGATGAGCATTTCAATGAAATATATAAGGAGAGAATAAAATGAGCAACATTTATAAAAGCTATCTATTAGCAGTATTGTGCTTCACAGTCTTAGCAATTGTACTCATGCCGTTTCTATACTTCACTACAGCGTGGTCAATTGCGGGATTCGCAAGCATAGTGACATTCATATTTTATAAGGAATACTTTTATGAAGAATAAAAAAACTGCTACTTGTTGGAGCAAGTAACAGTGACAAACATTTATCAAAATATACAACTTAATTAAATCAAAATATACGGAGGTAGTCAATTATGGCTGAAAATTATAAAGACATGACGCAGGAAGAGTTAAGAGATTTATTGGCTGAAAAGAATGGAGAATTGTTTGATTTAGCGAGCGAAATCGATGAAGAAACTGAATTTGATATTTTGTTTTTCTCAGCAATAGGAGTTAGCGACGGAGATTTCATAAAAAGTTCAAGTTCTGCGCTTGGCAATGCTTTTAATCTTGCTGAATTATTGGATAATGCTACTAATTTCGACGATGTCATTAACGCCATTCAAAAACGTAAACTACAAAAATTTCTTGCTATAGATAACAACAAGGAGGGCTAAAAAATGTATTACAAAACGGGTGACGTATGTCGAAAAATAATCAATGTAGATGGCTTTGATTTTCAATTAAGAGTTAAGAAACGAGCGTATAGCGTCGAAATAGTTGTTCTAGATCCTGAAAGGAATTCAATTGACGGGCTACTAGTTTCTGATGAGAACGATCTATACACAGCTTTAGATATTTTGAAACAAAGTATTTATGAGTGGATTGAAAATAACACAGATGAACAGGACAAACTAATGAACTTAGTCATGAAATGGTAGGTATAAGCATGAGAGATACAGAAAGAAATATATTGAATATCTTTAAGACATTATTCGACGAATATACTTTGTCAAACCAACGAGCATTATTGGAAATTGAACGTAATCATCACGGATACTTATCGATTAATTTCTTACACTATCACGACAGTTACAAAACAAACAATAAGCTTGTGCAGATACATGAAATCAATCCAGACAGCCATGAACGAATAAAAAATTTAATTATCGAGGTGCTAAGAGGTCATCGGAAGATTAAAAAAGGAGCATGAGGAAAGATATGAAAATAAATAAGTTAACTATATCGAACTTTGCTGGAATCAAAGAAGAAAAATTTAACTTTGACGGTAAAGATGCAAAAATATACGGCAATAATGCAACGGGTAAGACTACGACAGCAACCGCATTACAATGGCTGCTTTTCGATAAAGGTTTGGACGGATCAACCAAATCATTTAACCCTGTACCTTTAAACGAAAAAAACGAAGAAAATTATGAGTTAATTCCGACTGTTTTCGCAGAATTTGAAATCGACGGAAAAATTACGACTTTTAAAAAAGAGTCACATCCTAAATACACAATAAATCAAAAAACGAATCGCAAGGAGTACTCACGAAGTCGAACGAAGAAACAATATATCAATGATGAATCAATAAAAGTAAAGGATTATAAAGCTCGTATTGATGAACTGATTGATGAAGATGTATTCAAGTTAATTACGAACCCTCAAGCATTTAACTTACTAGATTGGAAGAAGCGAAGAAGTTTGTTGTTTGAAATTGCTAAACCAATCAATGATGAGGATGTCATTAAAACAAATGATGATTTTAAAGAATTAAATAATATTCTTGGAGATCATGAAATTGAAACAAAGAAAAAGATTCTTACGGACAAGATAAAACAGATTAACAAAGACATCAAAGATATTCCGATACGTATTAATCAAACACAACAAAATAAGCAGGATGTACCAGAATTCGATAACGATAGATACGCAATTATCAAACAAGAAATTGAGCAACTTGAAAATGAGCGTATAGATATTCAAAACGGTAAGGAAGAAATTAATTTGCGTAATCAATTAGCTGATAAACAATCAGAATTGAAACGCATAGAAGACAATAACAGCGCAAGTAATGAGAACAAAATTTATGCTTTAACAAATGAGTTACACGTTGAAAATGGAACGGTTGCGAACCTTAAAACGAGATTAAAGCAAAACAAACAACAAATTACGCATGAAGAAAATAGACGTAATCAATTATTGGAAAATCACAAAGGACTAAAAAGTGATTTAGAAAAATCTAAAAATCAAAAATTTGAACATCTTGATGACAATGTATGTAGCTGTTGCGGTCAACAGTTACCAGCTGAACAAGTGAGTGAGGTAAGAGAAAAAGCATTGCAGAAATTCAATGCAAACAAATCGAAAGAATTAGAAACAATACAAACATCTATCAATCACATTATTTCAGAGGGCAAGAAAATAAAGCCAATTATCGAGAAATTAGAGGATGACAACAATAATCTACAAATTAAAATCAACGAAGCAGAAGAGCGTTCAGCAAGAATACAAAACAAAATTAATAAGTTGAAAACAACTCACGTTGACGTTACGCAAACTGACGAATACAAAGCAGTAATGTTAGAGATAAATGAGATTAATCAAAAACGCTCTAACATCAGGAAAACTATTCAAGATAAAGTTTCAGGAATAGATGACAAAATAAGCGAACTTACTCAAGAAAAATCAGAAATTGAAGTGTCAATATCAATCGAAAAATCAAATAAACATCTAGATGATGTTATTTCTGAATTAAGAAATGAAGAAGACAGATTATTGGATGAAAAAGAAAAGTATTCACATGACCTTTATATCTTAAAAGAATTTACAACAACAAAAGTCAAAATGCTTACTGAAAACATCAATAACGAATTTGATATTGCTGAATTTAAGCTATTCAATACCTTAGTTAACGGCGAATTAGAAGAAACATGTTCAACAACGGTTAATGGCGTCGAATATGACAGCGGTTTAAATAACGCCTCAAGAATTAATGTTGGCTTAGATATCATCAACACACTGTCAAAACATTTTAAAGTTACAGCGCCAATATTTATTGATAATGCTGAATCAGTAACAGAGCTTATCAAAACAGAATCACAACAAATTCAATTGATAGTAAATGAACAAGATAAAAAATTAAGAATGGAGACTATATAAAATGACTGAAAATAATAAATTACAAACTATTGAACAACAATTAGTACAAGAAAAGAACGTATCTGACAACGTATTAAACAAAGTGAGAGTTTTAGAGTCACAAGGCAATTTGGAATTGCCAAATGATTACTCACCAAGTAATGCCATGAAACAAGCATGGTTACAAATCAGCCAAGATAACAAATTAATGAGTTGTAATGATACAAGCAAAGCAAATGCCTTATTAGACATGGTAACGCAAGGTTTAAATCCAGCTAAAAATCAATGCTACTTTATTCCTTACGGCAACAAAATGCAGTTACAACGTAGCTATCACGGTAATGTAATGATGTTAAAACGTGATGCAGGTGCTCAAGATGTTGTTGCTCAAGTGATTTATAAAGGCGATACATTCAAGCAAGAAATGGGAGAAACAGGACGTATCAAAGCGATTAAACACGAACAAGACTTCTTTAACATCGACAAAGAAAACATTATCGGTGCGTACTGCACAATCGTATTTAATGATGGACGAGATAACTATATTGAAGTCATGACTATTGAACAAATTAAACAAGCATGGATGCAGTCATCAATGATTAAAGATGAAAAAGCATTACAAAATTCTAAAACACATAATAATTTCAAAGAAGAAATGGCTAAAAAAACAGTTATCAATAGAGCTGCTAAACGTTATATCAACACATCAACAGATAGCAATCTTTTCAAATACGCACAAGAATCCGAACAACGTCAACGCAAAGAAGTGTTGGACGCAGAAGTTGAAGAAAATGCAAATCAAGAACAATTGGATTTTGAACCACCAGTTTTTGAAGAAGCACAATACACAGAATTAGAAAATGAAAAACCTATTGATGTATCTGACTTTGAAGAAATAAAAGAACCTGCAACAGAAAAAGAAAGCGAAGAAGAGCCATTTTAATTGAAACAATAGCAACTGGTTCAAGTGGTAACTGCTACGTCTTAAATGATGGACGTACTACGTTACTACTTGAGGCAGGAATAAAATTTGAACGTGTTCAAAAGCATTTCAAATATAAAACAAGACATATAGCAGGGTGTCTTATCACACACGAACATGGTGATCATGCAAAGTACACAAAGCAGTTTGTCGACAATGGTGTAATCAGCTATATGACTGCTGGAACACAACAAGCTATGAATTTTGAAAGTCATCGCTTATGCACGATTAAGGCAAAGCAAGAGCTGCGAATAGGCACATGGTCAATTCTACCGTTTGACATCGAACATGATGCTAACGAGCCTGTAGCTTTCTTATTACAAAGCACACTAGGTTATAAGGTTCTGTATGTTACTGATACAAAGTATTTGAAATACAAATTTAATGGCATTACGCACATGATGCTAGAAGTTAATTATATCTATGAACAAATGCAAGAAAACATAAAAAACGGCAGTGTGCACAGCACATTAGCAAATAGAATTATGGAGTCTCATTTTAGCTTAGAACATGCTATCGGAATGTTAAAAGCAAATGATTTAACTAGACTCGAAGAAATACATTTAATTCATTTAAGTAGTCAAAATTCAAATGCAAAATACATTAAAAGTGAAATACAAAAAGTGACGGGCGTGCCCGTTTATGTTGGAGGTTTATAAATGCTAAACAGAACAATATTAGTTGGTCGTTTAACTAGAGACCCAGAATTAAGAACCACTCAAAGTGGTGTAAATGTAGCATCATTCACATTAGCAGTTAACCGTACATTTACAAATGCACAAGGCGAGCGCGAGGCAGACTTTATAAATGTCATCGTATTTAAAAAACAAGCAGAGAACGTTAATAAATACCTATCTAAAGGATCGTTGACGGGCGTAGATGGTAGGTTACAAACGCGGAATTATGAAAATAAGGAAGGTCAACGTGTATATGTTACGGAAGTTATTGCTGATAGTATTCAATTTTTAGAACCGAAAAACTCAAATGACACTCAACAAGATTTATACCAACAACAAGTACAACAAACACGTGGACAATCGCAATATTCAAATAACAAACCAGTAAAAGATAATCCGTTTGCGAATGCAAATGGTCCGATTGAAATAGATGACGATGATTTACCATTCTAATTTAACCGGTTTGAAAGTGAGGTGTGTATATGACTGGTTGGATAAAACTTCATAGAAAACTATTAGATTCGCCTATTTTTCAGAACGAAAAGTTATTCAAAGTATTTGCATATTGTCTTATGAAAGCTAGTCATAAGGATCATACACAGCTTGTTGGCAGGCGGGTTGTCGAATTAGAAAAAGGTCAATTTGTGTTCGGGAGAAAGCGAGCAAGCGAAGAGTTACGTCTCAAAGAATCCACAGTAAGAGACTACATAAAGCTTTTAGAAAATCTTGGAACTATCGTCGTAAAGTCCGACAACAAATTTTCTGTTATAACCGTTGTCAATTGGGCGATTTATCAAAGTATGGAAGAAAATTCCGACAGCAAAAACGACAACAAATCAACAACAAATGGACAACAAATCAACACAAACAAGAATGTAAAGAATGGGGATAATGTAAAGAATGATGAGAATGAGAAGAAGAAGGCGACTGCCTTCGACTTCTTCCAAGATAACGGATTCGGTTTCATAACTCCTTACAATTTAGACGATTTAAATTACTATCTTGATTCATTTGAAAATGATTCAGATGAAATAGTTACCGCATCACTTAAAATCGCTAAAGACAGAAACAAGGTTACTTGGGGATATGCTAAAAGCATTTTGAATACATGGCTTAATGCAAACTTGAAATCTATTGAACAAGTACGTGCATTTGAAAAGCAACAACT